CGCCGGGGAAGGCCATGCCGCAGTCCACCACGATGATCTCGCCGCCGTACTCATACACGGTCATGTTCTTGCCGATCTCGTTCAGCCCGCCGAGCGGGATGATCTTCAAATTTTCTGCCAAAATGCATTCACTCCTTATGGATCTTCAAAAATTGGGTGAGCATTCGGTCCACGCCGCGCGGAAATGACCGCACGGAAACAACGGCGTCCGTGCTGCGCGCTCCGCCCTGTTCCGCGGAGCGCATCGCACCATCGGCGCCCTGATCGTTTTTACTATGGACTTGTGCTCTATTCAAACCGCGCGATGGCGGCTCAATACAATTTGTGTTTTTATAGTATACCACGTTTTTTGGAAAAAGTACACACTTTTTTTCATGCGCCCCTTTTCTGCAAATGCAATAATCAAACTTGGAAAAAGGTTCGCGCCTTTTCTCCAAGTTTTTTCTTTTTTCAGAGCCCGGCTGACGGTCAATTACAGATCCATTGGCGACGATGGTACAGCCGCCGCCTTCCGGGCAAAACACAGAGAGGAGGATACCTGATGGCACGGTTGACGTTAAGCGACCGCCGGACGCTGGCAAAGATGTATGCCGACGAGAAGAGCGTGGCCGAGATCGCCGTGAAGCTGGGCTGCAGCCCGCAGACCATTTACGACGAGCTGCGCCGGGGCCGCACCGGGCAGCTGGACAAGAACCAGCGACGGGCTTACGACCCGGATCTGGGGCAGCGGGTCGTGCAGGACAACGTGCGCCACTGCGGGAAACGGAGGCGCGTCACATGACGGGAGAAGGCAAGCGCATCCGGCGGAGGCGAAGATACCGCCGGAGAACGGGGTACATATTCTTCGCATTGTTCCTGCTCTTGCTGTTTCTGCTGCTGGGCCGCTTACTGACCAGCGCAGCGCCGGAAGAACCAGAGGCCCCGGCAGTGCCGGAGCCGACGGTGAGCACGTTTCCGGCCCCCCGGGAGACCCCGGCGGCAGAGCCAGTGATCTATCATGAGCCGGATTCCCAGGAGATTCTGGCAAAGCTGGTGTGGGGCGAGGCACGGGGCTGCTCCACCACGGAACAGGCCGCCGTTGTGTGGTGCGTGCTGAACCGGGTGGACGACGGCCAGGGCGACATTGCAGAAGTGGCCACGGCCCCCTGCCAGTTCTACGGCTACGACCCCGGCAACCCGGTGGACGCGGAGATTCTGGCGCTGGTACAGGACGTGCTGATCCGCTGGAGCATGGAGCGCAGCTGCGTGGGCAGCGTGGGCCGGGTTCTGCCGAAGGAGTACCTGTACTTTACCGGCGACGGCGCACACAACTATTTCACCACGGGCTGGCAAGGCGGGCAGACCTGGGACTGGAGCCTTGCAAGCCCATACGAGGAGGGCTGAGCATGGCAAGCATTACAGAACTGTTGGACAAGCTGAAGAACGCACGGGCCACGGTGGAGCTGGTGGAAGCCTGCGGCAAGCGGGTATGCAGTAGCGAGGAGCACTGGAACTGCCCCTACGGAAACGAGGGCATGATAGACTGTGCGGTGCTGTTGGAGGCGGCCTATGAGGACACCATTGAAAATCTGCTGCAGCTGGCGGAAGCAATTCCCACCGCCGACGTGGCCTCGGTGGTGCGGTGGATTCCGGTGACGGAGCGGCTGCCGGAGGTGTGGCGCAATGATGAGACGTCTGAGCTTGTGAACTACATGATTTACAGCCCTGATTTTGGCGTTGATATTGGCAATTATCACGCAAAAGCAAAAAAGTGGCTATGCATGGCTCTGCCCTGCACCGTCACCCACTGGGCTCCGCTGCCGGAACCGCCGGAGGTGGGGTGCTAATGGATCTTCACATGAAGCAGTTCGACGGAGTTACTTTTGGCATGGAGGCCCGAAACGCGGCGGCGCTCCGGGCGCTGAAGAAAAAGGCCTTCTATGCCGAAGTTAAGCCCGAGGGATATGCCAGGTCTGTAAAACGACTGTGTGTCCCGGCACGAGCTGTAGCCGCCGTTATGGGTGAAGCGGCCTGGCTTGTATCGGAGCTTCAATGCATGAGGACAATTCGATGGGGCGACAGTGCGGAATATCACATCATCTATTAGGAGGACGCTATGAAGGTAATCTATAAAGCACCCGGCTGCGCACCGGAGCCCAGGGACATTCCCGACACCCTGGAAGAGCTGCAGGCTGCTGTAGGCGGGTACATCGAGACCGTCACCATTGAGGAAGACTGTGTGATCATCTGCAACGAGGAGGGGCGGCTGCGCGGTATGCCGCACAACGTGAAGTTCCTGGGCGTGGACTTCGTGGGGCCGATCCTGATTGCCGGTGTATCCGACGAGGACTTTACAGATTTGCCTCCGGAGAGTATGGGCTTTCTGCTGGACGGTCTCAGGAAAGCCTCGAAGGAGGACGGAACATGAACCGGCTGCAGGAGCGGAGGCTATCGCTGGGACTGAGCCAGCCGGAGGTAAGCCAGCGGCTGAAGGCCGTTGACCCCCGTATGGACGTGGGCATGGTAAGCCGCTTTGAGCGGGGCGTATGCCTGCCGACGGCGGAGATTCTGCGGGCCCTGGAAACCGTCTTGCAAGCGCCCAGGACGGAGCTTTTCACCGATGATGACCTGGCGCTTATCCCTGGGAGCGAACCGGCACGGGAGGGCGTGACACCCACCACGGTCAAGCTGCGGGAGGTGATCCCCTTCGGACGGCGCAACGCCATTGGGCGGGGCGCTCTGGCCCGGAAGCTGGGGCTCAGCGACCGGCAGACCCGCCGGGCCATTGAGGAAGCCCGGGCGGAGGGGCTGATTATCATCTGCGAGTGCAACGGGCGGGGCTACTACCAGAGCCGGGATCTGGACGAGATCCACCACCAGTATTTACAGGACACCAGCCGGGCGATGGCCATTCTGAAACGGCGTAAACCCATGCGCGACCTGCTGAAGGCGGCGGGCCGCAGCGTATGAAGGAGGACAAGGACATGGAAAACGAGAAGACGGTCTACACCTGCGTGGACAAGGAGCACGACGCCTGGACGTGCGGTGCGTGCGGGTACATCGAAGATTTCGAGGCGGACGGCCCGGCGGAAAACGGCTGGCGCTTCTGCCCCGCCTGCGGACGGGAAATCGAGGCGGACGGGCATGATGCGTGACTTTGATCTGCCCGAGCGGCCCCTGGAGCCGCCGGAGCCGGAGCCCCAGCCCTGCTGCCCCTGGTGCGGCGAAGAGTGCGAACACCTCTACCGCGACCGGACGGGGGAAATCGTGGGCTGCGAGAACTGCGTGGACACGCTGGACGCATGGGAATACCGCCATCTGGCGGTGTGAGCAAGAACGGTATTAGGAGGACGACAATATGACAGCACCGAAAACATGTGAGAACTGCGGGGCGGCCCTGGACGCCGGGGAGCACTGCGATTGCCGGGAGGCAGCCCAGGACGGCGGACTGATCCGGCTGATCCAGCTCCCCGTCATTGAGGAGCGGCTGCGGGATCTGAAGGAGGCTACGGAACACCGGGTGGCGGAGGCCATGAGCCTGGTGGTCAGCGACGAGACCCTGACGGCGGTGAAGAACGTCCGGGCGGAACTGAACCGGGACTTCACAGAGTACGAGAATCAGCGCAAGGCAGTGAAGGCCGCCATTATGGTACCCTATGACCGCTTTGAGGCGGTCTATCGGGAGTGCGTGACGGAGCCTTTCAAGCGGGCGGACGCAGACCTGAAGGGCAAGATCGACACCACGGAGCGGGAGATCAAGGGCCGCTGCGAGAAGCAGCTGGAGGCCTATTTCCAGGAGCTGTGTGCCGTGAACCATGTGGACTTTCTGACCTTCGCCCAGACGGGGGTGAAGGTGGACATGGCATCAGCCCGGGCCAAGACCCCCAAGAAGCTGATGGATCAGCTGCGTGTCATGGTGGAGGGCTGCGCCCAGGCGATGGCCACCATTGACGGTATGGAGCATGGGGACGAGATCGCCGTGGAGTACAAAAAGTGCCTGGATCTGACCTTTGCGATCCGGCTGGTGACGGAGCGCCACCAGAAGCTGGAGGCAGAGCGGCAGCGGAAGGCCGAGGCGGAGGCTGCCTGCATCCGGGCTGCGCCTGGGCCGGAACCGGCAGAGGTGACGCCGGTTCCCAAGCGGGTGCAGAAGGCCGCTGTGGAGCACCTGACCTGCACCTTCACCGTGACGGACACCAGGGATCGGCTGAAGCTGCTGAAAAATTTCTTGGACAGCAACGGCTACCAGTACAACTAAGGAGGACGCGAACATGAACGACATGCAGATCTACAACCAGAATGAGGGCATGGCCCCCAAGACCGTGAATGCGGAGATGATGATCTCCCGGCAGGCCCAGGAGGTGCAGGCGGCCATGATCGTGGCCAAGCGGTTCCCCCGGGACGAGGTGATGAGCCACAACCGGATCCTGAATGCCTGCAAGCGCAGGAGCCTGGCGGAGCGGGCGGTGTATGAGTACCCCCGGGGCGGCGAGAACGTCACCGGCCCCTCGATCCGTCTGGCGGAGGTGATGGCCCAAAACTGGGGCAACCTGGACTTCGGCATTACGGAGCTTGAGCAGAAGAACGGCGCCAGCACGGTGATGGCCTACTGCTGGGATCTGGAGACCAACACCCGGCAGACCAAGATCTTCACCGTGCCCCATATCCGGCAGACCAAGCACGGGGCCAAGGCCCTGACGGATCCCCGGGACATCTACGAGATGGTGGCCAACCAGGGAGCCCGGCGTATGCGTGCCTGTATCCTTGGGATCATTCCCGGGGACGTGGTGGACGCCGCTGTAGCTGCCTGCGAAAAGACGCTGCTGGGCGGCGGGGAGCCTCTGATCGACCGGGTGCGGAAGATGGCCCAGGCCTTCCAGGAGGATTTCGGCGTTCCGCTGGAGAGCCTGGAGAAGTACATCGGCTGCAAGGTGGAAGCCTTCACCAGCCAGAGCATTGTGAAGCTGCGGGGCGTGTACACCGCCCTGAAGGAGGGGCGGGCCAGCCGGGAGCAGTACTTTGAGCTGCCTGCCGTGGACGAGAAGACCGGCGAGGTGCAGGACAACGGCACCGCCGAGGCTGCCGAAACGCCGGACAACGGCGCTGCTGACAGCGCCCTGAAGCAGGTGAGCATGAGTGACCTGTAATGTGATTGCAACCGGATCGAAGGGCAACGCCGTGGTTCTGGATGGGAATATCCTGATCGACTGCGGCGTGCCCTTCCGGGCACTGGAGGACATCTACAAAGAGCTGGCACTGGTGGTGCTGACCCACATTCACGGCGACCACTTCAACCCGGAGACCATTAAGCACCTGGCCTTCCTCCGCCCTTCCCTGCGCTTTCTCTGCCCGCCCTGGCTGCACCAGGCGCTGATCAGCATTGGGATCTATGAGAATGTGATCGACGTGGCCAGCACCGCCTACACCTTCTCTTACGGGCGGCTGCCGGGCGGAAGCTATGGCTCCGTTCAGTTCGCCATGACCCCGATCCCCCATGACGTTCCCAACTGCGCCTGGCACATTTACGGCTGGCGGGGCAGCCAGAGCGAGGCTGTGTTCTACGCCACGGACTGCGGCAGCCTGGAGGGCGTGGAAGCCCGGGACTACGATCTCTACCTGATCGAAGCCAACTACGGCGAGGAAGAGATCCAGGAGCGCATGCAGCGGAAGCTGGAGGCCGGAGGCTACGCCTACGAATCCCGGGCGATGGAGAGCCACCTCTCCAGAGAACAGGCGGAGGCATGGATCAGCGAGAACGCCCGGGAAGGCAGGAGCAAGGTACTGTTCCTGCACCAGCACCAGGAGTAAGGAGGAAACGCCCATGATCCCGTGGATACAGGTTTACAGCAACCTTCCACAGCACAGAAAGACCTCCCGCCTGGCGGAGGAACTGAAGCTCAGCAGCGCCGCCGTCGATCCCAATATGGTTGCCGTGGGTATTCTGGTAGGCCTGTGGACGTGGGCCATTCAGAACGCCTACGACGGCGATCTGAGCGAGTGCAGCCCCCGTACCATCGCCAACGCCTGCCAATGGAAGAAGAAGCCGGAGACGCTGGTGCAGGCCCTGATCAAAACCGGCTGGCTGGACGAGGATATGCGGCTGCATGACTGGGAGGAATACGCCGTGCTTCTGATCGAACAGGAGGAGAGCCGGAAGCAGAAAACGCGGGAGCGGGTGAACCGTTGCCGTAACAAAAAAACCGGGGGCTGTAACGTTACAGACGGCGTTACAGGTAACGTTACAGATACGCCGTGTAACGCTCCTACCGTACCTAACCATACCAAACCAGACCAATTATTTTCTGGTGGTGGTGGTGACGCGGGCGCGCGGGCGCAGGACAGCGTGGCCGATTTTTGCATTGACCGCAACAGCGACCCGGACGAGTACTTCGGCATGACGCCGGAGATCCGGGCAGAGGTGGCCGCCATCACCGACGCCATCTTCGCCCGGTTCACCACCCGCCCCGCCACGGAGAACGACCGCAGCCAGGTGTTCCTGGCTCTGTACGACAGCCGCAGGGACGAGCGCACCGGCCAATGGGCCATGACACTGCCGGAGGAGAACAAGCGGCTGCTGATGTACGCCTTCGAGGCGGCGGCCAACGCTGGAAAGGCCGGGGACTGGCGGTACATCACCGGCGTTTTGGCCAGGCTCCGGCAGCGGGGCATCAGCACCCTGGCACAGGCAGAGGACTACGACGACGACCGCAGCACAGAGCGGCTGTGAGCTGGCGGAAGAGGGAGGGAAACGGCGGTATGGCTGACTACTGGCACAAGGCGTGGACGTGCCCGTTCTACGTCTGGAGCGACAAGCTGCGGGTAAGCTGCGAGGGCGGCGGGACGCTGGCCTTTCCGGACGCGGAGACGGCTGTGGAGCACATGGACGCCTACTGCGCCTGCGGGGCCAACGGCTGGCGTCAATGCACCGTCGCCGCCGCCCTGCTGCGGTATTACGAACGAAAGGACGAGAAAGACCGTGAGAAACGTTGACAGGATCCGGGGCCTTCAGGCCCAGAACACGAAGCTGCACGAGATCTGCAGCAAGCAGCGGGAGCTGATCGGCGGGCTGCAGGAGGCCAACCGGGAGCTTAGTTTTGCGATGGACAGCATTCTGGCGGCGCTGGCCGAGCGATACGGTGATCCGGAGCGGGAGGGCGAGGATCTTCTTGGCTATCGCTTCCAGTTCCCCGTGAGCGCCTTCAAGACAGCTCTGGAGGCCTACGAGGTGAAGAGCCGGAAGGACGAGGACAGCGGCATGTACGTGATCGGCGTGATCCCCAGAGAGACGCCGGAGAGCGAGGGCGGACATGGCGCTGACGAGTAAAGACCTGCAGCGCATGGGGCCGAAGGCCCGGCAGCAGGTGGAGCGGGCTATGCGGGCCCGAAAGAGCAAGACCCGGAAGGGCAACAAGTACCACGCCAAGCCCACGGACGTAGTGATGCAGGACGGCACGGTGCGGCACTTTGCCAGCGAGAAGGAGGCTGCCCGGTTCCGGGAGCTGGATCTGCTGCAGCGTGCCGGGGAGATCTCCGGGCTGCGCTGCCAGGTGGAGTATCAGCTGATCCCAGCCCAGACCCGGGCCGACGGCAAGCGGGAGCAGCCTTGCAAGTACATCGCCGACTTCGTGTACCGGGACGGCTGCCACGTGGTGGTGGAGGACGTGAAGGGATACGACGACCCCAAGAGCGCCGCCTACCGTCTGTTCACCGTGAAGCGCAAGCTGATGCTGATGGTACACGGCATCACGATCCGGGAGGTGTAAAGCGCATGGTACATATCGGCGACCGGGTAACGCGCGTGCCGGTGACCTTCGACCGGCTGGACGACAAATGCAGGCGAACCGGAACACCGCTTCGGGGCACTGTGGTTTGGATCCACCTGAAGAAACGGTTCCACGTGGTGGAATTCGACACGCCGGGCGGCAGGATCCGAGAGAGCTTTCAGGGGGTATGAGCATGGAAGAGAAAACCTATGACCTGTGCGGGTGCTGCGCTGCGGAGCTGCGGGAGGCCTACACGCTGGTGAAGCTGCAGGGTGGCGTAAATCAGAAAATCACCTGTGCCCACTGCGGGAAACGGCGCTATGGGGCCACCTACCGGCTGGAGCCCAGGAAAACAAAATAGGGGCAGGATCTCTCACCCTGGGCGTGGTTTTACGTGCCCAGGGTATTGCCCTCTATCCGGCGGGGAGAGGGGGCCCTCTCTTTTCTTTTCTTGTTTTCTTTTCTCTGGTGGGGGTGTGGGGCCACAGGGTACAGAGAGTTTTCTCTATTCCAGGGGGTGAATTCCCGCATGCGCCCCTGTTATGCTGAGAAGAGACACTACCGCGGGAAAGGAGGGGCCGGAAACAATGGCAAAGGCAGGCGGCAGACCGCCAAAATTCAAGAGTGCGGAGGAGCTGCAGGAGAAGATCGAACAGTATTTCCGGGATTGCGATGGGACGCCGTACATCATGCCAGACGGCTCCCCCCTGAAGGATAAGACCGGCGAGGTGATCCTGGTGGGGCGGCACCCGCCCACGGTGACCGGGCTTGCCCTGGCGCTGGGCTTCAAGAGCAGGCAGAGCCTGCTGGACTATGGTGGCAGAGACAAGTTTTCTGACACGGTTACGTGCGCGAAGCTGCGGATCGAGGCCTACGCCGAGGAGCGGCTTTACGACAAGGACGGCCAGAGGGGAGCAGAGTTCAATCTGAAGTACAACTTCCGCTGGGCCCAGGAGGAGAAGCGGGACGACGCCGGGAAGGAGCAGGGCGTGGTACTGCTGCCGGAGGTGAAGCAGGAAGATGGGACATAACGTCGTGTGGCAGCCGCAGCCCCGGCAGGCGGTATTCATGGCCCGGCCAGAGTACGAGGCCCTGTACGGCGGCGCTGCCGGAGGAGGCAAGAGCGACGCCCTTGTGATCGAGGCACTGCGGCAGGTGCATATCCCGTACTACAAGGGCCTGATCCTGCGGAAGACCTTTCCACAGCTGGCGGAGCTGATCGACAAGACCCTGAACTACTACCCCAGGGTGTTCCCCAAGGCCAAATACAACGCCGGGAACCACACCTGGACATTCCCCAGCGGAGCCAAGATCCTGTTCGGAGCCATGCAGTACACCAAGGACAAAGTGAAGTACCAGGGCCAGGCCTACGACTTCATCGGCTTCGACGAGCTGACCCACTTCCTGTTCGAGGAGTACAACTACCTGTTCTCCCGGAACCGGCCCAACGGCCCGGGCACCCGGGTCTATATCCGGGCCACGGCCAACCCCGGCGGCGTGGGCCACGGCTGGGTGAAGGAGCGGTTTATAACGGCGGCCCCGCCCATGCACACGATCTGGGAAGATGTGACGTGGCGAGATCAGACCGGAGCGGAGCACAGGGCCAGGCAGAGCCGGATCTTCGTACCAAGCAGCGTATTCGACAACCCCGCCCTGCTGCGGAACGATCCGCAGTATGTGCAGCGGCTGGCCTCCATGCCGGAGGCAGAGAAGAACGCCCTGCTCTATGGTGACTGGAACACCTTCAGCGGCCAGGTGTTCACCGAATGGCGCAACGACAGCAGCCACTACGACGACCGCCACTTTACCCATGTGATCCGGCCCTTCCGGGTGCCGGAGACCTGGGCCGTCTGGTGCGGTTTAGACTGGGGCTACTCCAAGCCCTTCAGCGTGGGCTGGTATGCCGTTGACCGGGAGCGGCGCATGTATCGGATCCGGGAGTACTACGGCTGCACCGGCGTACCCAACACCGGCGTGAAACTGGAGCCAACGGAGGTGGCCCGGAAGATCCGGGAGATCGAAGCGGAAGACCCCAACCTGAAGGGCCGCCAGATCCACCGGGTGGGAGACCCGGCCATCTGGGGCAGCGACGGCACGGAGAGCATCGGCGCTCTGATGGAGCGGCAGCGGGTGTACTTCGAGAAGGGCGACCACGCCCGGATCGACGGCAAGATGCAGATCCACCACCGGCTGGCCTTCGACGCCGACGGTGTTCCCATGCTGTACGTATTCGACACCTGCAAGCACTTTATCCGCACGGTGCCCAACCTGGTTTACGATGAGAGCAACGTGGAGGACATTGACACCGACGGCGAGGATCACATCTACGACGAGCTGCGGTATGTGTGCATGAAGAACCCCATCGCCCCCAGGCTGCGGCCCGTCCAGGCTGAGAAGCCCTACGACCCGCTGGATCTGGAAGCAGGCGGCAACAGCGGCTACGACCGCTACGATTTCTTCCGGAAATACTGACAAGGAGTGTGGAAAACTATGGCAATCTTTTTTGGAAAGCAGCCGGGGCAGCCCGGCGCGGCCAACCGGCAGCAGCCCTCTGCCGGTGTGCCCGGCGTACAGGGCGATCCCAATATGCCGCCGGAGATGGCAGCCATGCTGCTGAACCGGGACAGCACCCAGAAGACCATCGGCCAGGAGGACATCAAGCGAGCGACGGAGCTGCTGGCCAAGTACAAGCAGGGCAAGGCAAACCTGGAGACCCGCATTGTGGACGATGAACTGTGGTGGGAGCTGCGGCACTGGGAGGCGATCCGAGGCCGCCAGGGCGGCGTGAGCACCACCAAGACGGACGCCCAGGGTAATCCCCTGCCGGACGGCCCCAGGACGCCGGAGCCCTCCTCCGCATGGCTGTTCAACAGCATTCTCAATAAGCACGCCGACGCAATGGACAACTATCCGGAGCCGGTGGTGCTGCCCCGGGAGCGCAGCGACGAGGACAGCGCCAAGACCCTCTCTTCTGTTCTGCCGGTGATTCTGGAGTACAACGACTATGAGCAGACCTACAGTGACAACTGGTGGGAGAAGCTGAAGCACGGAACGGCAGCCTACGGCGTGTTCTGGGATCCCAGCAAGGAAAACGGCCTGGGCGATGTGGCCATTCAGCAGATCGACCTGCTGAAGCTGTTCTGGGAGCCGGGGATCACGGACATTCAGAAGAGCCGGAACCTGTTTGTGATCGACCTGGTGGACGAGGATCTGCTGGAGCAGCAATACCCGGAGCTGAAGGGCAAGCTGAAAGGCAACGCCATTGATGTGAAGCAGTATATCTACGACGACACCGTGGACACCAGCGGAAAGAGCGTGGTGGTGGACTGGTATTACAAGGTCAAGAGTCCCAGCGGGAAGACGCTGCTGCACTACGTGAAGTTCGTGGGCGACCAACTGCTCTACGCCAGTGAGAACGACCCCAACTACCGGGAGCGGGGTTTCTACGACCACGGCCAATACCCGGTTGTCCTGGACGTGATGTTCCCGGAGAAGGGCACGCCCATCGGCTTTGGTTACGTGGCGATCTGCAAGGATCCGCAGCTGTACATCGACAAGCTCAGCGGCAATATCCTGGAAAATGCCATGATGACCACCAAGAAGCGGTTCTTCTGCTCGACCTCCACCAACATCAACCGGGAGCAGTTCATGAACTGGAACGAGCCCATCGTGGACGTGGAGGGCGAGATCAGCGACGCCCGCCTGAAGGAGATCGTGACCCAACCTCTGGACGACATCTACGTGACCGTTGCCCAGATGAAGATTGAGGAGATGAAGGACACCGCCGCCAACAGGGACGTGAACAGCGGCGGCGTGGGCTCCGGCGTGACGGCTGCGGCGGCCATTGCCGCCTTGCAGGAGGCGGGCAATAAGGCCAGCCGGGACATGATCGCCGCCAGCTACCGGGCCCATGTGGCCATTACGGAGCTGTGCGTAGAGCTGATCCGGCAGTTCTATGACGTGACCCGCTCCTTCCGCATCACCGGGCCCAACGTGCCCGGCGGCTACGATTTCGTTGACCTCAACAACTCCCAGCTGCAGGAGCAACCCGCCGCCATCGGCAGCGACGGCCAGACCCTGTACCGCAAGCCCATCTTCGACCTGAAGATCAAGGCTCAGAAGAAGAACCCCTTCAGCCGAGCCGAACAGAACCAGCGGGCCCAGGATCTTTACAACATGGGCTTTTTCAACCCGGAGCGGGCCCAGGAAAGCCTGGGGGCCCTGGACATGATGGAGTTTGAGGGCATCGACAAAGTGCGGGAGTACGTGCAGCAGGGGCAGACCCTGCTTGCTATGTGCCAGCAGCTGGCCCAGGAGAACGCCATGCTGAAGGCGGCGCTGGGCATCGCAGATCCCTCTGCAGCGGCCCAGAGCGGCAGCTCCGGCGGCGGGGCACAGACCGCCGGGGGCAGCGGCGGCGGCACGGAGAGCAGCCTTGCAAGCGGCGTACTGAAGGCCCAGCAGCCTATGACGGACTACGGCACACGGCTGGCCCAACGCAGCAGCCCCAATATGAACACGAAGTGAGGTAGGATCTGTGACCAGAGTAAGACTGACCCAGGAGCCTGGCAGGCACTACGCCCTGACCTGCGAGGGCCACGCCACCGGCAGCCCGGAGGTGTGCGCAGCCATCAGCTGCCTGGCGGGCAGCCTGGAAGGCTGGGTGGAGAATAGCCCCAGCGCCGACGTACAGCATCTGGAAGTCCGACCTGGCTTCGTGCGGATCGTTTTTACCCCGGCGGTGGGGGCCGCCTCCGCGCTGTTGGTGTGCCAGGGCGTGTACGACCTGCTACAGATCGGATTTCTTCGGCTGGAAGCGGCGGCCCCGGATTTCCTCTGCGTGGAGCGGGAAGAAAACTGAAAAAAATATGCGCTCCGGGGGTGAAACCGCCATTTTGCCTCTGGTATGCTGGTACTGTCCTCCTGTACCACGGCGCGGCGGGGCGAGGAAGCGCAGGTTCCCTCCCCCATCGCCCGGGGTATAGAACCATGAGGGCCGGCACACGGGGCCGTCAAGCCCGCGCGGGCACACGGAGCCCTTAAGTCCGCGGTAAAAAGGAGGAACTACCCTATGAAGTTCAGAGATCTGCAGGCTATGAGCCTTCGTCTGTTCGACGGCGAAGGGGCCGGGGCGGCAGCTACCGGCGATGGCAGCGCAGCGGGTGCGGCACAGGCCGCAGCCCCCGGAAGTACCCGCCGGGGAAAATCGGGCGACAACTACAGCAACGTGCTGTTCGGCAAGCAGGGCGACGGGGCGGCAGCTACCGGCACTGTGACGAACGCACAGGAACCGCCCCGCGCCGCCGGTGGGGCTGAAGGCAAGGGGGTGCAGGTCACCTCCGACACTCTGGACGAGCGCCGCAGAGCCTTCCGCGAGATGGTAAACGGCGAGTTCAAGGACATCTACACTGAGGAGACGCAGCGCATGCTCAACCGCCGGTTTGGAGAGAACCGGGAGATGGAGGAGCGCATGCAGGGCCAGCAGGCCGTAATCGACATGCTGATGCAGCGGTATCACATTGAGGACGGCGATTTGAGCAAGCTGACCTCTGCCCTGGACAACGACAGCGCCTATTGGAGCGAGGCCGCCGAAGAGGCGGGCATGAGCGTGGAGCAGTACAAGCAGTTCCAGAAGCTGCAGCGGGAGAACACCGAGCTGCAGCGGGCCCAGGAGGGCCAGCAGGAGCGGGCACGGGTGCAGCGCCAGGCCCAGCAGTGGTTCCAGGAGGCCCAGGCCGTGGCCCAGAAGTTCAAGGGCTTCAACTTTGCCCAGGAACTGCAGAATCCTCAGTTTACCGCCATGCTGCGGGCGGGTACCCCTGTGGAGCACGCCTACAAGGTGATGCACTTCGACGAGCTGATGGGGGATGCCGTGCAGGTGACTGCCGCCCACACGGAGAAGGCGGTGGCGGACAATGTCCGGGCCAGGGGCACGCGCCCCGCCGAGAACGGCACCAACGCCCAGAGTGCATTCACAGTCAAGGACGACCCCTCGAAGCTGTCCAAGGCAGACTTTGAGGAGATCGCCCGCCGTGTTGCACGAGGGGAGATCATTTCTTTCTGATCCCGCCCTCCCAACAGAAGGGAGATTTTTACACCATGAAGAAGACCATGAACGCTGTGATCTACGCAGCCATGAACCTGGCGCTGTTTGACGCCAAGACCAACGTGACCACCGATACCGGCCTGTCCAACGAGATGAAGACGTTCTACTCGAACTACCTCATCTCTCTGGCGGAGCCGGAGCTGGTGCATGACCAGTTCGGCCAGAAGCACCCCATTCCCAAGAATGGCGGCAAGACCATTGAGTTCCGCAAGTACTCCAGCCTGGCCAAGGCCCTGACTGCCCTGACCGAGGGCGTGACCCCCGACGGCCAGAAGCTCTCTATGAGCGTGATCACCGCCACGGTGGCGCAGTACGGCGGCTTCATTGAGCTGTCTGACGTGCTGCTGCTGACGGCCATCGACAACAACCTGATGCAGGCCACCACCGCCCTGGCCAGCCAGGCGGGCCGCACCCTGGACACTATCACCCGCGAGGTTCTGAACGGCGGCACCAATGTGCAGTACGCCGAGGGCCAGGTGGACAGCCGCGCCAACCTGTGCGGCGGCAGCAAGACCGACAGCGAGAACCACTACCTGACCGTGGAGGCCGTACGCAAGGCCGTGCGCACCCTGAAGGTGATGAACACCCCCAGGATCAACGGCGGCTATGTGGGCATTATCCACCCGGACTGTGCCCACGACCTGATGAGCGATCCCAAGTGGGTGAACGTGAAGACCTACAGCGACCCCGAGGGCATCTACGAGGGCGAGATCGGCAAGATCGAAGGCGTCCGCTTTGTGGAGACCACGGAGGCCAGACTGTGGAAGAAGGCGGGCAAGGACTATGAGACCGGCACCACCTCTCAGGGCGTGACCACCCCCGCCGCCAGCAAGCGCGACGTATACTCCACCCTGATTCTGGGCAACAACGCCTACGGTGTCACTGAGGTGACCGGCGGCGGCCTGGAGCACATTGTGAAGCAGTTGGGCTCTGCCGGTACCGCCGACCCGCTGAACCAGCGCGCCACCGCAGGCTGGAAGGCCATCAAGGTGGCGGAGCGCCTGGTTGAGGAGTACATGGTTCGCATTGAGACCTGCTCCAGCTTCAACGACGCCCCCGCAAACTGATCCATCAACTGAGGGGGCCGCCCGATGCAGCGGCCCCCTCCCACCCTGAAAGGAGGATACCCCTATGGCAACGAAGAAGAGCACTGAGGCAGAGGCTATGACCGCCATTGAGACTGCCGCAGCCCCGACCGCTGAGGAGCAGCCCACGCCGGAGAAGACCCCGGAGGAGCTGCACCAGGAGGCCCTGGCAGCCAAAGCGGAGGCCGAGGCCAAGGAAAAGGCCTGGCTGGAGGAGAAGGTTCCGATCCGGCTGTTCAAGGACAATGACCGCTACAAGGACGATGTGTACGTCTGCGTGAACGGTGAGCGCCTGCTGATCAAGCGGGGCGAGAACGTGGAGATCCCCAGGAAGTTCGCCCTGGTGCTGGAGCAGAGCGCCCAGCAGGACACGGCCACGGCCAATCTGATCGAGCAGAAGAGCACCGCCTTCGCGGCGGAGGCAGCTGCCCACAACGTGTAAGAGCACCCGGACAAGTACATATTTACCGCGGTACCCTTGCCTGTTTTCGCAGCAGGTTCTTTGCGACACGGCGCAGAGAGAGCGTTTCGGCGTTCCCTCTGCGCCTTTTTTTAATCCCATGAGAGGAGGAATCTTATGTATCGGAGAGTGATCCCGCTCCAGGTATCGGACGAGTATGTCCGGGGTGACGGCGTTCCGGTGGGGGCTGCTGGCAGCCATGACGATGTAGCCCTGAGGCTGACCTTCGGCCCCATGTGGGCCGGAACGGCCCGGAGCATCGTATGGTACGACGCCAACGGCGAGAACCCCACCATTACCGCCCTGACCACGGATATGCTGGCCGAGGGAGAGAGTGAGGTCTACCTGGTTCCCATTCCGGCAGCGCCCAAGGCGGTGGCGGGTCAGATGCTGATGACCATCAAAGGGGCCACGGTATCCGGCAGCCAGGAGACCACGGCCACCCTGACCACCACCGCCCGGTTTACGGTGATGGAGAGCGACTGGAGCGAGGACGCGGAGGAGGGCGGGGACATCACCCCCACCCAGGCGGAGCAATTTCAGGCGGAGATTGAGAACATCAAGGCCGGAATCGTGGCAGCCAAGGCCGCCGGGGCCGCCGCAGCGGAGAGCGAACAGAAGGCCGCAGCCAGTGAAGCAGCCGCAGCCGGTTCCGCCAGCGCAGCGGCAGCCAGCCAGGCAGCGGCGGCTTCTTCTGCCAGTCAGGCGGAAACAGCCCAGAGCAAGGCTGAGAGTGCCCAGGCAGCGGCCCGGACAGCGCAGAAGGCAGCCGGAAGCGCCCAGACGGCGGCGGAAAATGCCCAGGAGGCCGCCGAGGCCGCCCAGGGGAAGGCAGAAAGCGCCCAGAGCGCAGCGGCAGGATCAGCCCAGGCGGCAGCGGCCAGCGCCACCAGCGCCGCAGGGAGTGCCCAGGGAGCCGCAAGAAGCGAGGCGGCGGCCCAGGGCTACGCCGATGGGGCGGCAGGCAGCGCAGCCAATGCAGAGGCTTGCAAGGCTGCCGCAGCGGCCTCCCAGGCGGCAGCGGCAGAGAGCGCCGACGCTGCGGAAAGCTGGGCGGTGGGCGGCACCGGCACCCGGCAGGGCGAGGACACCGACAACGCCAAATACTGGGCCAAGCAGGCGGAGGCCGCCGCCGGAGGGGACTTTGCCACCAAGCTGGAGGCCCAGGGGTATGTGAGTACCCATAACCAGAGCAGCGACGCCCATGAGGATCTGCGGCAGGCCATTGCCGGGAAGGAGACCGCCGGGGCAGCTGCGGCGGTGCAGAGCAATCTGGACAGCCATACGGGAAACAAGAACAACCCCCACGGCGTGACCAAAGCCCAGGTGGGGCTGGGAAATGCGAACAACACCAGCGATGCCAACAAGCCGGTATCCACCAAGCAGCAGGCGGCGCTGGATCTGAAGCAGGACAAGCTGACTGGCAGCGCCGGGCAGTTCGTCGGCTTTGACGCCCAGGGCAACGCCGTGGCGGTGGACGCCCCCAACAGCCTGTACCTGGACAGCATTGCCATCACCACGCCGCCTACGAAGACGGCCTACAAGGCGGGCGAGACCTTCAACACGGCGGGCATGGTGGTGAAGGCCCAGTACACCAACGGAACGGTGATCATCGCCAAAGACATCGTGGTAACGGGGTGGAACGTGAGCCCCAGCGGGGCACTAGAGGCGGGACGCACCAGCGTGACGGTGCAGTACACGGAGAACGGCGTAACCAAGACGGCCAGCCAGGCGGTGACGGTGACGAAGACGGCCCTGACGGCGCCCAGCCAGAGCGGGAGCCTGACCTACACCGGCGGCAGCCAGAGCCCGGCATGGAGCAACTACAACAGCAATCTGGAGGCCCTGGGAGGCACCACCAGCGGCACCAACGCCGGGACGTACAGCGCCACCTTCACCATCAAGAACACGGATCTTTACTGCTGGAGCGACGGCACCACGGCGGCCAAGACGGTGAGCTGGAGCATCGGCAAGGCGGCGGGCACTCTGAGCCTCTCCAAGGCCAGCATGACGCTGCAGCCGGGGAAAACCAGCGACAGCTTTACCATCGCCACCAACAGCAGCGGAGCCATCAGCGTGAGCAACGGCAATACGGCCATCGCCACGGCCAGCCGGAGCGGCAGCACAGTGACGGTGAGCAGCGTGGGGGCCAAGAGCGGCACCGCCGTGATCACGGTGAGCGCGGCAGGAGACAGCAACCACACGGCCCCGGCCAGCAAGACCTGCACGGTGACGTGCGCCTTTGTTTCCATCTACGGCGTGCAGTGGGACGGGACGTCTACCACGCTGTGGAGCCGGACGGACGACGCGGCGGACTTTGTGAATCCCAGCCCGGCGGTGAACAACGGGGACGGCTCCTCCCCCTTTGACGGCAAGCTGCCGTGGAGCGGCATGACGATCGAGGACGATGCCACGGCGGGAAAGCTGGTGAAGATCCCCAAGTACTGGTACAAGTGGACGCGGAGCGGCAGCACCATGAAGCTGCAGATCGCGGACGCGGCCACGGAGGGCTTTTCCGTCTCCCCCGCCCACGCAGACCGGGGAGACGGCAAGGGCGAGCGGGACTACGTGTATGTTGGCCGGTATCACTGCAACAGCAGCTATAAGAGCCTGGCTGGTACCGGCCCCGGAAACAACATGACCCGGAGCAGCGCCCGGAGCGGTATCCACAATCTGGGCAGCAGCTACTGGCAATACGACTTCGCCATGTACTGGACGATCATGATGCTGTACCTGGTGGAGTACGCGGACTGGAACAGCCAGAAGGTGATCGGCTACGGGTGCAGCCCCAGCGGCAGCCGGTTCAACATGGGGGCCACGGACGCCATGACCTACCACACGGGCACCAGCGCCAGCAGCCGCACCACCTACGGCAGCGTGCAGTACCGGCACATTGAGGGCCTGTGGGACAACGTATACGACTGGTGCGACGGGATCTACTTCTCGGGTTCCAACGTGTACTGCATCAAAAACCCGGCCAGCTTCAGCGACAGCAGCGGCGGCACCAAGGTGGGCACTCGTTCCACCAACAACGGCTATATCTCCGGGTGGACGAACCCGACGGCCAGCGGCTTTGAGTACGCCCTGTACCCCAACGCAGTGAGCGGCAGCGAGAGCAGCTACGTCTGCGACTACTGCTACTACGACTCCAGCGGGGTTGTGCTCTGCGTCGGCGGCGGCTACAGCCAGGTCCAGAGCCACGGCGCTTTCTGCCTCAGCGGCGATTTCACCGCGTCGAATTCGAACTCGAACATCGGCTGCCGTCTCCAAAAACTCCCCTAAGGGGAGGGGGTGCAGGGGGACGGGGGCCGCAGCCCCCTCCCCTTGCATTCCACTGAAACTTACAACTTTGGGACTATCTCACCAGTAGTCCGGTGTTTCTCTTCGGTTTCCGGTTCTCATGGCGACTACTGCAACTACAACTCCAGCGGGGTTGTGCTCTACGTCGGCGGCAACTACAACCAGAACCAGAACCACGGCGCTTTCTACCTCAGCGGCAATTACACCGCGTCGAATTCGAACTCGAACATCGGCTGCCGTCTCCTCTCCAATGGGCCCAGGCTGGCCCGCACACTTCGCCGTAAGGCCCTCCCAGGCTTTACATAGATGGGTGAGATAGCCGCACACCTCTTGGTGAAGATTTTGCCGAAGGGACACGGTTTAGTACCCTCCCGCAAGGGAGCGAGGGAACCACCGTGAGGCAACAAGGAGAAATCAATCCCATGAAACGAACCGGAAACATCTATCCCATTCTCATCAGCGACAAGAACTTACGGCTGGCGCTGGAAGAAGTGAACCGCACCCACCGCTGGAACCCACGGCACAGGCCCAACCGGGTGGTGGCCTGGGTGGAAAGCGACGTGCCCGCCCGGATCCGGGAGCTGCGGGCCATCATCGAAGAGGGCTTTACCCCCTCCCCCGCCGCACTGAAACGGCGCTGGGACAAAAGCGCCGGAAAATGGCGGGACATTCACGAGCCGAAGCTGTGGCCCGACCAGTATATCCACCATGCGCTGATCCAGGCGATCCAGCCCACCCTTATGCGGGGAATGGATCCCTTTTGCTGCGGGTCAATCCGGGGCCGGGGGATCCACTACGGCATGAAGGCTCTGAAGAAGTGGAACCGAAACGACCGGAAGGGCACAAAGTGGTGCGCAGAGCTGGACATTCACCACTTTTACGACTGCCTGTCCCCCGCTGTGGTGCTGGAGCGCATGAAGGAGCTGATCAAAGACCGGCGGGTGCTGGATCTCATTGAGCGGATCACCCGGGAGGGGATCCAGATCGGGGCCTATTGCAGCCAATGGTTTGCCAACACAGTGCTGCAGCCGCTGGATCACGCCCTGCGGGAGAGCGGCCTTGCCGTGAGGCACTACCTGCGGTACATGGACAACTTCACGCTGTTCGCCCGGAGCAAACGGGCCCTGAGCCGGGCGATCCGCCTGGTGGACGGGTGGCTGCGCTCCCACGGCCTTACGCTGAAGGGCAACTGGCAGAAGTTCCCCACGGCTGACCGGCTGCCCTCCGCCCTGGGCTACCGCTACGGGCACGGGTACACCCTGCTGCGGAAGCGGAACCTTCTGCGGCTGGGGCGGCAGCTGCGGAGCTGCTACCGGAAATGGCGGCGTGGGGCGGCAATCCCCCTGAGCCTGGCAGTTGGCCTGCTGTCCCGGCTGGGGCAGCTGCGGCACTGCCGGAGCACGGCACTGTACGCGAGAATGGTAAAACCCAAGACCCAACGGCGGCTGAAAGCCGTTGTGCGGGCCTGGTGGAGAAAGGAGAGGGCCAGATGGACTACATCTTTGGAAGCACGACCCGGGACGGCGTGACGACAGAGACCCTGCTGACCGTGGGCGAGGCCCACAGCGCCCTGACGGGAGAGACGGAGACGCGCCGGACTTTCCCGGAGGGGGATCTGATCGACCACTTCCGCATTGTGGAGCGCTGCCGGAGCGCCGAGGACGGCGAGGGGCGGTGCTACGACTGGTACACCATTGAGGGGCACTACCGCTACGTGGATAAGACGGCGGCGGTACAGGCCCTGAGTGAGGAAAACAAGCTGCTGAAGAGCCAGGTATCGGCCCTGACGGAGCAGCAGTCTTTCTATGAGGACTGCATCGCTGAAATGGCGGCGGTGGTCTATGCGTGAGTTTATCGCCAGAGCGGCGTTAAACGTCTATTTCAAATTTGAGAAAGGAAGTACAGACATGATGGCTATGTTATTCGCACAGAGAGTGATTCTCGGAAAGACGGAGTTCAACCAGGTTCCGGCCAAGCTGAAGCGCCAGGTGGCGGACATTCTGATCGACGAGTGCGGGCTGCCGGAGCTGGTGCCCACCGAATACGGCGGCACCGCCGAGGCGGCGGAATGAGCAGTCTGGAACTGACGGAATGGCTGGTGCGGCAGCTGCGGGAAGCCCTCTCCATTGTGGAGGAGCAGGCGGCGCTGCTGGCCCTGCACGGCGTTGCGGAGTACGAGGGGGACGGGTGTTCCCCCTCCCTCTCCCGCCGCCGGGAGACGGCCTTGCAAGGGGGCGCAGAGGCCCTGGCGGAGGCGGAGAAAGGAGTGTGAACCCATGACAGTACGGGAAGCCATGAAACGGGCGGACGGGCTGCGCATGAACACGGTGAGCGATGAGCAGAAGGCAGCGTGGATCTATGACCTGGACGGGCAGCTGGCGGAGATGTTCGGCGAGGAGCCGACGGTGAACAGCTGGCCGGAGATCGACACGGAGCTGCTGATGGGCGCACCCCACGAGGAGATCTACCAGCTGTATCTCATCTGCAAGATCGACTACTACAACCAGGAGATGAGCCTGTACGCCAATGATCTGGCGGTGTACGACGCAGCGCTGAAGGAGGCCCAGGCCTGGTACCGGCGGGGACACCGCCCCAAGATCCGGCGGAAGTGGCAGGTGATGTGAGATGCGGCTGCCGGAAATCCAGTACAACATCAGCAAGAGCAAAAGCGAGATCGTGACCATGCGGGGAATCAACTGGTCAGATCAGCTGCAGGACGGGGATCTGCGGGACAGCGTGAACCTGTCCGCCCGGCGGTACCCCTATCTGACCACCCGACACGGGCGGGCCAAGCAAAAGAAAAACGACACGGACTACTACGCCGGGGGCACGGCCCTGACGGCCTGGGGAAAGCTGGTGGCGGTGGAGGGCGCGAACCTGCTGTACGACGGGGCCGTTGTGGGCACCGTCACCGCAGGGGCGAAGCAGTTCGCCGTGGTGAACACGAAGATGGTGATCTGGCCGGACAAGGTATACCTGGACATGAAGACCCGGACGGTGAAGCCGCTGGCGGCCACGGCGACGGGGAGCAAGGCCGTGTTTACCACCAGCACCATGAAGGTGACGGACTGGGGCGACCTGACGGAGCAGTTTGCCGCCGGGGACGCCATTACCCTGTCCGGCTGCACCACGGAGGCCAAGAACAACAAGGATATTGTGATCAAGAGCCTGACGGCGGACACCATCACCGTGCAGGACAAGGTGTTCACCGCCGCTACGGAGGAGAGCACGGCCATCAAGCTGGAGCGGAAGGTGCCGGACATGGACTTCATCTGCGAGAGCGAGAACCGGCTGTGGGGGTGCAGCAACGAGGCGCAGACCATCTACGCCAGCAGCATGGGCGACCCCACCAACTTCAACGTGTTCGAGGGGCTGAGCACAGACAGCTACGCCCTGGCGGTGGGCACGGAGGGGGATTTCACCGGGTGCTGCAAGCTGACCAGCAGCGTTCTTTTCTGGAAGGAGACGAAGCTGCACAAAATCCTGGGCGGCTACCCCTCGGAATACAGCCTGTACACCTACGACATTGAGGGGCTGCAGGCGGGGTGCCACAAGAGCCTGCAGGTGATCAACGAGGTGCTGTTCTACATGGGGCTGCACGGGGTATACGCCTACAGCGGCGGCACGCCATCCCTGATTTCAGCCAACTTCGGAGAGCGGCACTTCACGGAGGCGGTGGGCGGCAGCGACGGCGACACCTACTACCTGTGCGTGAAGGAAGGGAGCTTCCACCATTTCCTGGTCTATGAGACCCGGGCAGGAATCTGGGTGAAGGAGGACGCCACAAAGGCGGTGGACTTCGCCCGGATCGGCAAGGACATGTATTTCATGGACGGGAGCGGAAGCGTATGGCTGGCGGACAGCGGCCAGGACGAGGCGGGGCTGGAGTGGCTGGCCCAGTTCACGCCCTTCTATGAAACGGCCCAAGGGCGGAAGACCTATTCCCGTTTGCTGCTGCGGGTGGAACTGCCCCGTGGCAGCTACCTGACAGCGGAGGTGCGGTGCGACGGAAGACCCTGGCGGAGCTGCGGCAAGGTGGTAGGCCGGGAAGGGGACGTGGTTCCCCTGCGGATCGCCCTGAACCGCTGCGACAAATTTGAGATCCGGCTGCAGGGCAAGGGGCCGTGTACGATCCTTTCCATGCTGCGGGAGTTCAGTGTGGGGAGTGATGTGTAATGGCGGCAGTTTTGCCGGAGAGCATGGACAAGCTGGACGTGCAGGATCCCAGCGGCAGCCTTTCCATCGTGGAGAACTATATCCGCTATATGGGGGAACGAATTGAATTCGCCATGCGGAACATGACCAAGAACGTGTCCGCCGCCGGGGTATCCAGCGCAGAAATCTATGTTCTGGTGACGGCCATGAGCAACAGTCTCTCGGCCCTGCAGAGCACGGTGAACGGGCTGAGCGGGAATGTAACCACGTTACAGGGGCAGGTGAACAGCCTGTTGGGCAGTGTGGACGCCCTGAGCACCCGAATGGACAGTCTGGAGGCCCGGGTGACGGCCCTGGAGCAGAAGAACGGAGGTTAAGAGAATGGCAGTATCCAAATACGACAAGGAGCGGCTTTCCAGCAGCCAGCAGGCAGCCATTGACCGGGTTACGAAAATGGCCCAGAGCGGCAGCATGAGCTGGGCGGACGCCCACAACCAGGCAGAGAGTATCCGCAACAGCGCCGGTTATTCCGGCGGACGATACGGCAACGAATACAATTCCAAGGGCAGCAGCGGGAAAGGCAGCGTGAAGAGCGGAGCCGCCGCCGGAGCGGCCATCGGCAGCCTGTTCCCGGGAGGTAGCGCCATCGGGGCGGTGCTGGGGGGCCTCGCTTCTGCCATCGGGAATGCGGCGGGCAAAAATAACGGCGGCTCCACCCACTGGAGCCCCAGCCAGAGCACGGGCCAGAGCGGACAGTACGGCGGCAGCGTGTACGACCAGCAGTATTTCACCCCGGACGAGCTACGGCAGGCCTATGAGATCCGCAATGCGGCCCAGAGCGGGAAAACCAGCTGGGCGGACGCCCACAACTTCGTGGAGAACCTGCGCAACCAGTACGGCTACTCCGGCGGCGACGACGGCAGCCAGTACAACCCGCTTCCGCAGGATCCCTACGCCCAGCAGCTGAAAGACCTGCAGGCCCAGCTTGAGGCCCTGGCCAGCCAGAAGCCCTCCTACTCCGGCGACCCCTACGACACCAGCGGGGTGATCGACAAGCTGACCAACATGGACTACGCCGACTGGACGCAGAGCGACCAGTACAAGGCCTTAGCAGACCGCTACGGCGTGCAGGGGCAGATGAGCATGCAGGACGTGCTGGGGCAGATCAGCAGCCGCACCGGAGGCCTTGCAAGCTCCTACGCCACCACCGCTGCCCAGCAGCAGTACAACGAGTACATGAGCCAGCTGGAGGAAGTGGCCCGGCAGATGTACTCCGGCGACCGCAGCGACCTGATTCAGAACCTGGGCGTGATGAACGACGCCAACGACAGCGCCTACAACCGCTACCTCAACGAGCTGGGGCAGTACAACACGGACTACGGCAACCTCTACGGGGCTTACCGGGACGCAGTGGGCGACCTGAAGTACAACCAGGAGCAGGAGTACCAGAAGGGCCGAGATCAGATCAGCGACGAGCGGTACAACCAGGAGTACAGCGACAGCCAGGCGGCCACCAGCAAGGCGGACGCACAGAACCGGATCAACGCCTACCTCGCCGCCTACGGCACGGTGAAGGATCTGGATCCGGCGCTGGTATCGGCCTCCGGCTACACCCAGAGCGAGCTGAACACCCTGGCGAAGTATTACGCCGACCAGAAAGCCCAGGAGCAGGCGGCGGCAGCCCGGAAGAGCAGCGGATCCGGCGGCAGCAGAAGCGGCTCCAGTTCCGGATCCAAGAGCAGCGGCAAGCCCACCCTGACGGCAGCACAGACCCTGAACGCCCTGGAGAACGGCGTTGTGAACGACACCACCCGAGCGGCCTACGAGTATTACTACGGCCAGCCCTATGACGACGGGGGCACGGAGGATACAGGGAGCGACGCTTCCATCTCCAACCGGCACGGGGACAGCTGGATCTACATTCCCGGTCACGGGCGCTTCTCCTATCAGGAAGTGCAGGACTACATTGACAGCGGCAAGGTGATCGAAAGCTACGACAAGTCCACCAACACCTACAGCTACCGCTGGTACACCAACAAGAAGACGAAGTAAGGAGGGGCTTTCATGGCCAACGCAAGTGAATTTCTGAAGCAGCGGACGGCGGCCCGGAAGAAGGACGAACAGATCCAGCGCAGCGACAAGGCCCCTCTGGGCAGGAGCGAGGACGGCACCGTCACCCGCTCCAGCAACTTTATCCGGCAGAAGGCTGCAGAGCGCCGGGCGGTGATCGACCGGCAGTACGGCAAGGACGCCTACGGCGGCAGCGGCAGCTACGAGGCGGACAAGGCCCAGGGCTTTTCCTCCTGGGTGAAGGACGTGGGCTCCCTGTCCGACCGGCTGAGCCAGGAGTACAGCAGCCGCCAGGGAAAGTATCAGAGCGGCAAGGACTTCAGCCGGTACCGCAGCGACGCGGACGCAAGCCTTGCGGTGCTGCAGAACCGGGCCAACGCCTACCGAACGTTCTTTCAGGACAACGCCGACCGATACGACCCCAAGCAGCTGCAGGAGGCGCTGGGGGCGCTGGATCAGTACGGCACATACCTGTCCTCCGCCCGGAGCGACCTGGGCAAAGAGCAGGAATACTGGGACAGCTTCGCCGACCGGGACGCCTATGACCTGAACCAGAAGGTACTGCGCTGGCAGGCAGCGCCCCAGGCGGCAGACTATGCCGAGAAGAGCCAGTACAAGACCACCAAGCGGGGCGAGGCCAAGTTTAACGCCTGGACGGGCACCTACACCGACACCGGGTACGACGACGTTTTCTACGATTACATCAACGGGGACAAGGACGCCCAGAGCATGCAGGGGCTGAATGATCTGGGCGGGCCCAACACTCTGTACGCCACCACCCACGACTACTGGAAGGACTTGCCGGAGGACACGGTGAAGACCTTCAACTACATCTACGCCACCGAGGGCAAGGACGCAGCCTACGAATACCTGAACATGACGGTGGACAAGAGCTACACCGGCATTGAGGCAGTGGCCCTGGGCGCATTGAACGGCACGGGGCTTTCCTCCGTGTCCGCCGCGCTGGGGGCGGGAGCTTCCAAGCTGACGGGAAACGAGGAGGCGGCCAAGCGGAACCGGGAATGGTACACGGGCATGCTGCAGGAGGGCCAGGCAGCCCAGGAGGAACACCCCTACGCCTACGGCGCTGGCGCTGTGGGCGGCAATCTGGCCCTGGCCTACGGCCTGGGCAGCGGTATCGGAGCCGGAGTGAACGCCGGAGCCGCCGCCCTGCGGGGCGGCATTACCATCGGCGGCAGCCAGGTGGCGCTGAACGTGAGCCCCCTGGTGACGAAGATGGCCACCAACGCCCTGACCTTTGCCGCCACGGACGCAGTACAGAACGCGGGCGGCGCGGCCACGGGGCTGATGAGCGGCGGGGACTATGCCAAAGGCATCGGGATCAGCGGGGCGGCAGGCCTTGCGGGCGGCCTTGCGGAGGGCCTGACCAGCACAGGCATCGCCACGCTGCTGCGCAACAAGGGCCTTATGACCCCCTTCGGGGAATTTGTGCGGGCCACCACCAGTTCCACCGCCTCCGCCTGGGCCAACATCGGCACGGAATACGCCCTGAGCGAGAATAAGCCCAGCCAGGAGGAGATGGCCACGCAGCTGGCGACGGCCTTCGCCCTCTCCCTACTGCAGTCCGGTATCTCCACCTACCAGACCACCACGGCAAACAAGGCCAAGATGGAGGCCGCCGTGGCCACGCTGCAGGAGCGGTATGCCTATCTCTCCCAGAACTGGAACGGCATGACCCCGGCGGAGCGGGCGGAGATGGCTGACTTCATCATCGGCTTTACCCAGGAGACCCGCAGCAGCCTGAACCGCTACTACATGGCGGGACAGCAGAGCACGGTGAACAGCCTGAACGGAGCCCTGGACACCATTGAGGCAGCCATGCAGCAGTATGCTACGGGCTTTGCCAACGCCAAGGCGGCAGCCACGGCCCCGGGGAACATTCTGCCCGGGAGCGGCGCTGCAGCGGTGGGAGGTCAGAGCGCTGCGGACGAGGAGCTGAAGCAGCTGATGAGCGCCGCCGTGGAGCAGGGACTTTCCACCGCCGGAGGCCAGGGGCCAACCGAGCCCACTGCCCCGGCAAGCACCCAGGCAGTGCCCGGTGGAACGGCACCGGCAGCAGGAGCCGCCGGAACCGTGACGGAGCAGCTGATCGCCGCAGGAGCCACGGAGCGGCAGGCGGCCACCCTGGCCCCCGCCGTGGAGGCCATTCTGCGGGGCGAGGAGATCACAGGCAACGACGCCGGGCGGCTGGCCCGGAGCGGAGCAGCTGTTTCCCTTCTGGAAACCGTTACGGGACAGCACATTGACACCGACGCACCCCTGGCCCAGGTGAAGGCCGAGATCCGGAGCCTTGCGGCACGGCAGCAGGCGGCAGACGCCAGAGAAGCCCCGGCAGTTCCCGCCCCCGCCGCAGAGAGCACCGCCGCAGACCTTGCAAGGCCCATTGACGGCACGAGCGTCGCACCGGCGGCCACGGATACCCCCGCAATGCCGGAGAGCACGGCGGCAGCCGCAGGGGCCGCACAAGCCCAGAGCGAACGCAACGCCCGGGCTGTGGCCGACTTCGCCAAGACGATGGACAAGGCGGGAGCCACGGCCCTGACCAGCATGTACAGCCCCGGACAGGACGCAGAGGGCTATATCGCGGGCATGATGAAGGCCTACAGCGCCGGAAAGAAGGGCGGCAGCCGGGCAGAGATCCTGAACAACCTGCCGGGGATCACCGGGCCCCAGGCCCGGGCGGCGTATCTTGCCGGGCAGGCGGACGCCACACCGGCCCAGGGGGGCGCGGCTCTTGCCCTTTCCGGGGAAAGCGGCTATACTGGAGAAAATCAGAGCGGCTATGATTCCCTCGCCCAGCGGCTGGACGGGTACAACATGGCAGTGGCGGACGGGATCCGCTACTCCATCACCCAGACGGCGGACGGCTACCGGGTGAGCATCGACCGGGCCAAGGGCACCGGGGGCTATGTGACGGACGCCCGGGCCAACGCCTATCAGGGCGGGCCCTTCGCCACCCGGGAGGAAGCGGTGAGCGACCTTCTGAGCGTGGCCCGGAGCAACTTCTATCCTGAGCAGCAGCGGGCAAAGGAAGATTGGGAGGATATCGACGGCAAGGCCATCGGGGCGGAACTGGCCCGGCGGAAGGCCACGGGGCAGAGCCCGGTGGGCCAGATGCTGCGGCAGGCGGAGCAGATCGCCGACAAGCAGTTCGGCACCAAGAAGAAGGAGGGCAAGGACAATGGCACAGGCAGCGTGGAAGCAGTATCTGACGGAAGAGGAGTACTGGAGCCTGGGAACGGACGGAAGATCGCAGATGGACTACTGGGCGCAGTTCAAGCCCAAGATGTGCCGGGAGCTGGCCGAGGCGGGGACGCTGCTGGAGGCCATTCAGACGCAAAGCAACTATCTGGACGAGATGCACGAGAGCCTGCTGAACAGCGGCCTGCCGGAGGACGCGGCGATGGACTTCGTGCGGGAGGCGCTTTACAGCCAGAAGCCGGACGACGAGTACTGGGACAACGACCCGCTGTTTCTGGAGTGCCTGGAGGAGGAGCTGCGGTACCAGTGGGCGCACAGCAAGACCAGGCTGAGCTTCGAGGAGTGGAAGAAAAAGCCGAAGAACATCCAGTACGCAAAGGATCTTCTGAAGTACTGACCGAGGAAGAGCAGGCTGCGCTGCTGGCCTATAAGAGCAGCGAGAGCTACAAGATCAACGCCAAGCTGCGGGGCGAGGGTACTCTGACCGCAGCGGACAAGGCGTTTGTCCGGCACATGGACAGCGCCCTGACCAAGATGCCCACCCGCGCCGGAAAGGTATACCGGAACATCACCTTTGACGGCATGGGAGACAAGGCGGCCTTTGACGCCTTCATGGCGGGCATTGAACCCGGCGGCTTTATCCAGCCGCCCGCCTACACATCCACCTCTACCACCGAGGACGGCTATCCCCTGGAGGGGCAGTATGTTGTCCACATGGTGATCGAGGGCCAGAGCGGCCGGGACATGGCCGGGGTAGGCAACAACTTTGAGAGCGAGGTTCTGTTTGAGCGCGACAGGCAGTTCACCATTGAGAGCGTGACCTATAGCAAGGATGGAACCCCGACGATCTACATGAAGGAGGCAGCAATCCATGAAGCTGACCAAGGAGGAAGCGTCGGCCCTGGAGCAGATGGGCCAGACCTGCCACGAGGAAATGGTACGGGGCGTAAATCCGTTCGTGGTTCCGAAGTGCAACCAGTGCAGGAAGTTCATTCGGGGGACGGTCACTTGCCAGGTGTATCCGAGAGGAATTCCGAAGGAGATCTCGGGGAACCGACAGAACTGCCCGAAGTTCGAGAAGAAGTAAACGACACGCCGCCCGCCCCGGCCACTACGGCGGAGCAGACGGCGCAGAAGGAGGCGCTGGGGAGCCAGGAAAAGCCCCGGGGAGAGAACTACGTGATCCCCGCCAAGGGCGGCGCGAAGATCCCCACCACGCCCAAGGGCCGGTACAGCGCCAACGCGGCGGCCATCAAGACCCTGCGCAGCATCGCGGCGGAGGGGCGGCTTGCTACGCCCAAGGAGCAGGAGATCCTGGCCAGGTACACGGGCTGGGGCGGCCTTTCCGACGTGTTTGACGAGAAGAAAACGGACTGGGCCAAGGAGTATAAGCAGCTGCAGAGGCTGCTGGACAAGGACGAGTATAAGACGGCCCGGGGTTCGATCCTGGACGCCTACTACACGGAACCCTCGGTGATCCAGGGCATGTACAACGGCCTTGCCAAGCTGGGCTTTACCGGCGGGCGGCTGCTGGAACCCTCGGCAGGCGTGGGCCGCTTCCTGGGAGCCATGCCCGCAGAGCTGCGGGAGGGCGTGAAGAGCTGGACGGCGGTGGAACTGGACAAGATCACGGGCAGCATCGCCAAGTACCTCTACCCCAACGCGGACGTGCGGGTGCAGGGCTTTGAGACGGCGAAGATTCCGGAGGGGTACATGGATCTGGTGATCGGCAACGTGCCCTTCGGCAATCTGGCCGTGGCCGACCGGGCCTATCCCGGGAGCGTGACGAAGGCCATTCACAACTACTTTATCGCCAAGAGCCTGACGGCGCTGCGGCCCGGCGGCATTGCGTGCCTGATCACCAGCAGCGGCACGATGGACGCCCTGAGCACGGAGGCCCGGGCCTACTTCATGAAGCAGGCCGACCTGATCGGCGCAGTGCGCCTGCCCAACACGGCCTTTCAGGGGACGGGTACCAGCGTGGTATCGGACATTCTGGTGTTCCAGAAGCGGGAGCCGGGTACACCATACAAGGGCGAGGCCTTCCTGGAGGTGGGCAAAAAGCCCTGGGAAGGTGCCAACCGCTGGGGCAGCTACGACCAGAACGAATACTTTGTGAAACACCCGGAGATGGTGCTGGGCACGGCGGACTACGGCAAGGGTCAGTACGGGCGGACGGTGGTGACCTACAACCCCCTGGAGAGCCGGTACAGCCTGCAGACCCAGATCGAGCGGGCAATGGCCAAAATCCAGCGGCACATGACCTACCCGGCGAAGAAGACGGCGGAGGAAGTACGGGCCGAGATCAAGAAGGCCGCCGCCAAGGGGCGGTCCGGCAGCCTGGTGCAGAAGAACGGCAAGCTCTACCGGAACGTGGACGGGCAACTGGCGGAGGCCAAAGGCGTGGCCAAGGGCGACGCAGAGCGGATCGGCGGCATGCTGACCATGCGGGACACCGCCCGGGAGCTGCTGAATCTGCAGCTGGACGGCGGCAGCGACGCTCAGATCGCCGCATACCGCAAGGCGCTGAACAGCCAGTACGACGCCTTTGTGAAGAAATACGGGATCCTGCACAGCAAGAAAAACAAGAAGCTGGCCAAGCAGGACGCGGACTGGCCCTTCCTTCTGGCCCTGGAGGACTACGACGAGGACACCGACGTGGCCCAGAAGGCGGCCCTGTTCACCCAGAACACCGTTTCCCCCATCAAGACCGTGACCCATGCGGACAACACAGAAGAGGCGCTGACGGTGGTGCTGAACGAGGACGGGAGAGCCGACCTTGCGAGGATCGCCCAGCTGACGGGCATGACCGAGGAGGCCGCCCAGGCGGATCTTCTGGAACGGGGGCTCGCCTTTTTGACCCGGGACGGCGGACTGGAGAGCGCGGAGCAGTACCTCTCCGGCAATGTGCGGGCTAAGCTGCGGGACGCGGAGGCCCTGGCCGAGGCGGACAGCCGCTACCAGCTGAACGTGGAGGCCCTGAAGGCCGTAGTACCCGCCGACATTCCCGCCGACGAGATCAAGGTGCGTCTGGGAGCCACGTGGATCCCGGACAACGTATACAGCCAGTTTGCCACGGAAATGGTGGGCGGCGGCAGCGGCTGGGTCAACGGACACCGGGTGCCCGCCGTAACAGTCACCTACAACCGGCAGGTAGGCAAGTTCTTCGTGGAGATCAACGACGCCTATGTGCGCAGCCGCCCGGAGAATATCTCCACCTGGGGCACGGGCGACCGGCCCTTTGTGGGCGGGCAGCAGAACATTCTGGAGGCGGCGCTGAACAACCGCACCCTCTCCGTCTGGCGGACGGTGGGCGATCAGCGGGTGATGGATCGCCAGGCCACGGCGGCGGCCCAGGAGAAGCTGGAGCAGGTGCTGAGCGAGTTCCAGACCTGGCTTTGGAAGGACGAGGGACGCAGAACGGAGCTGAGCGGCCTTTACAACGAGGTCTTCAACAACATGGTGACGCCCCACTACGACGGCAGCCACCTGACGGTGAACGGCATGAACTCCGTAAAGCCCATGCGGCCCCACCAGCTGGACGCGGTGCAGCGGATCATCAACAGCGGCGGCAACACGCTGCTGGCCCACCGGGTGGGCGCGGGCAAGACCTACGAAATGGCCGCTGCCGCCATGAAGCTGCGGCAGCTGGGCATTGTGAAGAAGCCTCTTTTCATCGTGCCGAAGAACCTGGTGGCCCAGTGGAGCAACGAGTTCCTCTCCTACTTCCCCACGGCCAAGATCCAGGCGCTGGAGGACGGCGACTTCACCCCGGCCAACCGGAAGATGTTCGCCAACCGGATCGCCACGGGGGACTACGACGCGGTGATCATGTCCTATGAGCAGTTTACCAAGGTGCCCATGAGCCTTGCCACCCGGGAGGCCTTCTATCAGGAACAGGTTGACCAGCTGGAGGAGGCCATTTTGCAGAGCCGGAGGGCCAGCGGGAAGAAAGACCCCTCCGTGCGGGACATGGAGCGGAGCAAGCGGAGCCTGGAGGCCGAGCTGCGGAAGCTGAGCGGCAGCAAGAAGGACGAGGACAGCGTAGACTTTGAGGAGCTGGGCGTGGATTCCCTGTTCGTGGACGAGGCCCACAACTTCAAGAACCTGTTCTACACCACGAAGATGCAGGGCATTGCTGACTTGGGCAACAAGGGCGGCAGCCAGCGGAGCCTGGATCTGTACATGAAGGTGCGGTGGCTGCAGAAGCTCAACGGCGGGCGGGGCGTGGTGTTCGCCACGGCCACCCCGGTAATGAACAGCGTGGTGGAGCTTTACACCATGCAGCGATACCTGCAGCCCGACCTGCTGGAGGCCAAGGGCATCTCCAACTTCGACGCCTGGGCCAACCAGTTCGGCAACGTGGTGACGATCCGAAAGATGAAGACCGGCGGCAACGGCTACGAGCTGAAGCAGAGCCTTTCCAAGTACAAGAACCTGGGCGAGATGCAGCAGATGTTCCGGGCCTTTGCGGACGTGATCGTAGACGCTTCGGAGCTGCCCTACCTGAAGATCCCCAAGATGACCGGGGGCAAGCGCACGGTTGTGGAGTGTGACCCCTCCCCCTTCCAGGAGCAGTTCATGCAGGAGCTGGGCAAGCGGGCCGAGGCCCTGCGGGGCAGCGGCAAGGGCAAGGGCGAGGATCACATCTTTAAGATCTTCGACGACGGCAAAAAAATCAGCTATACCCAGCGCCTGATCGACAGCAGCCTGCCCTATGAGGACGGGGGCAAGATCCTGAAATGCGTGGAGAATGTAGCCCGGATCTGGAAGGAGAGCAAGGCCCGGAAGGGCACGCAGCTGATTTTCTGCGACCGGGGCACGCCGGGAGGCGCTGAGGCGGCCCGGGGCGTCTCCCTCTATGAGGACATCAAGAATCTGCTGGTGGGCCGAGGGATCCCGGCAAAGGAGATCGCCTTTATTCACGACGCCAACACCGACGAGGCCAAGACCAAGCTGTTTCAGGCCGTGAAGGACGGCAAGGTGCGGGTGCTGATCGGATCCACGGCCACGATGGGCACGGGCATGAACGCCCAGGATCGGATCGTTGCCATGCACGAGCTGAACGCCCCCGACCGCCCCGGCGACCTGGAGCAGAACGAGGGCCGGGCCCTGCGGCAGGGCAACCAGAACGACGAGGTATCGGTATTCGCCTACGTGACCAAGAAGACCTTTGACAGCCGCCAGTGGGACAACCTGAAGCGGAAGGCCACCTTCATTCACCAGATTATGGCGGGCGAATACAACGGACGCGAGGCGGACGGCGACGGCGACCTTGCCATGTCCGCCGCAGAGATCAGCGCCATCGCCAGCGACAACCCGCTGATCATTGAACAGTTCGAGGTGAGCGAGAAGATCTCCGGGCTGGAGACGCTGGAGCGGGCCCACACCAAGGAAGTGGCCGAGGCGAAAGACCGGATCCAGAAGACCAGGCGGCAGATGGCTACGGACGAGGTGACGCTGGAACACCTGAAAAGCGACCTTGCAAGCCGCCAGGACACCACGGGAGCGAAGTTCCGCATGGTGGTGGGCGGCAAGACCTACACCGAGCGTAAGGCCGCAGGAGCGGCCCTGATCGCGGCGGCGAAGAAGCAGCTGGATCTGAATGCGGCCACAGAGAGCAGCGTGGAGGTTGGCAGCTTTGCGGGCTTCCGGCTGCTGGTGACCTCGAAGGGTGATTTCCTGCTGAAGGGCGAGGCGCAGTACCGCGGCACCCTGAACCTGGAGGACGGGGCGGCCACGGTGATGCGGGCCCAGAACGCAGCGGAACGCATTGAGACCATGATCCAGGCCACGGAGCGGCGGCTGGAAGAGAGCCGGGCGGCCATCGCCCAGCTGGAGAAAACGGCGGCTGCCCCCTTTGCCAAGGCCAAGGAGCTGATTGACGCCCGGGTGCGGGAGGCGGAGATCCTGAAGGAACTGAACCCGCCTACGGACGAGGCACTGGACATCGCGGAGGACGCAGGCGACACCGAGGCCATGCTGGACGAATACGACGAGGCCGAAGGGCCGGAGTTTGACCGGAGCGCCGACGCAGCGCCCCACCCGGAGCGGTGGACGGCCCAGCGGGTGGGCGACAGCGGCAAGGCCCCCATGCGGCTTTCGGACATCATTGAGAAGATCCACCACGACTACGGCCTGAACATCACCAAGGGACATATCCGGGGCAAGGGTGTGCGGGGTCAGTACGACCACCGCAGCAAGGGGATCCGCACGAAGATCGCCAACGACCTGCCTACCACGGCCCACGAGCTGGGCCACGCCCTGAACGACCGCTGGGGGATCCTGGAGAGCGGACTGAGCGCCGCCATGAAGAAGGAGCTTTCCGACGGACTGGGAGCGGAGATGCTGGCGGCCTATCCCCCGAAGGCCTATGTCAGCGAGGGCTTTGCGGAGTATATCCGCAAGTTTTTGCAGAACCGGGAGACGGCAGCCATCGACTACCCGGAATTCACCAGGCACTTTCTGAACCGCATTTCCCCCAAGGACGCCGCCCAGCTGGAACAGCTGGCGGACGAGATCAACGCCTACTACGCCCTGGACGCCGACACAGCTACCAGCTCTATCCGCTTCCGGGAAGAGGGCGGCGCAGACGCCCGCACCTGGGGCGAGAAGATCCAGCAGAAGGCCCACGTACTCTATCAGGCATGGCTGGACAGCAACCACGGCATTCATGAGTTTGACAAGGCCACGGGGGCCAACACCTACCGGCTGGCCAGCAACGCCGCCTACAGCGACGCAATGGCGGGCCAGATCATCACCGGCGACCTGACGGACGCCAACGGCCAGTATGTGGGGCCGGGCCTGAAGGCCGCCCTGCAGGGACTGAACCTGAGCGACGCCAAGGAGTACCGCCTGTTCGGCGAGTATCTGACGGTGAAGCACGGGCCGGAACGGCTGGCGGAGGGCATGCGGATCTTCGCCGACGACCGGAAGAACAGCAGCGCCTGGATGGAGAACCGTCAGGCACAGCTGGAAGCGCAGTACCCGCAGTTCAAGGAGATCTCCCAGCGGCTGTATGAATTCCAGAAGGAATTTCTGCAGACCTGGGGCGTGGGCACCGGCCTGGTGTCGACCCAGTCCGCCGAGGATTGGGCGGATCGCTGGCAGTACTACGTGCCCTTCAACCGGGCAGTGAGCCCGGAGCGCCGGGGCCAGGGGGCCAAGCGGGGCTTTGCCAACCAGACCAGCACCATCAAGCAGGCCCACGGCAGCGGGCTGGACATCGTTCACCCGGTGGACAACATCGTGGCCAACATCGTGAAGATGGTGAACGCCGGCGTCCGCAACAACGTGATGCGCCGGATCACCGATGAGGCGCAGCGGCTGGGGATTGACGCCAGCTTTTTGGAGAAGGTTCCCACGCCGGTGGTGCGGAAGGGCTTTGACATGACCGGGGTAAAGACCCAGCTGACAGACTGGATTGAGCAGAGCAGCATGCAGCTGGACGGCAAGCAGCAGGCCGAGGGGATCATCAGCAGTCTGGACGACGTGCTTTACCAGTACGGCAGAGGCAAGGCCCACGGCGACGTGATCACCGTTCTGAAGGGAGGCAACCAGGAGTTCTGGAAGATCAACGATCCCCTTCTGCTGCAGAGCCTGACCAATATGAGCCAGAAGAAGCTGGACGGGATCCTGGACGCCTACGCAATGGTGAGCCGGTTTATGACCGGCAACATCACGGGGAACAACATCATCTGGTCTCTGTTCTCCAACTTCCCCCGGGATCTGGGCACGTTCTTTGTGTACTCCAAGGTGCGGAACCCGGCCAAGGTATTCTCTTCGATGGGCAGCGCCTACGTGAACAAAATCAAGGGAGAGAACGCCGACCCCATGTACAAGGAATTTCTGGCGATGGGCGGCGGCAACACCAGCGCATACACCGCCGACCGGGATCTCGCCAAGAAGGCCCGGAAGAGCCTGAGCGGGAAAAAGTTCAGCGCCAACCCGCTGGACTGGATCGCCTTTGTGAGCGACACGGTGGAAACCGGCCCCCGGTACGCCACCTACAAGCTGATGCGGCAGGCGGGCATGAACCCGCAGGAGGCATTCTATGAGGCGATGGACATCACGGTGAACTTCCGCCGGGGCGGTGACATTGCCCGGCAGATCAACAAGGTGGTTCCCTTCTTCAACGCCAGTGTGCAGGGCCTGGACAAGTTCCGGCGGTGGATCTCCGGTGGCGACGCACCCACCGGGGAGCGGGCCAAGGTGGTACGGGGGCGGGTGATCGCCTACTTGGTCGCCAGCGCGGCCCTGGCAGCCCTGTTCTACGCTCTGAATAACGGGGACGAGGAAGCCAAGGAGGACTATCACCAGCTATCCAACTACACCAAGAACAGCTACTGGAACATTCCCCTGGGGGACGGCAAGTACTTTTCGATCCCCAAGCCCCGGGAGCTGGCGGTGCTGTCCAGTTTCTTTGAGACGTGCATGGAGTACGGCGAGGGCGGGAACAAGTACGCCTTTGACGAGTTCTACGACTACGCCACGGACAACTTCCTGCCCAGCGTGGCCAGCGACCTTGCAAAGGGCGACTTTTCCGGGGCCATCGGCAGCCTGGGCATTGTGGGCGTGGGCGCGTACATGATGGCCAACCGGGACTTCCTGGGGCGGCCCATCGTGTCCAGCGGACTGCAGAATCTGGAACCCAAGGATCAGTACACGGAGCGCACCAGTAAGATCGCATACTGGGTGGGCCAGGCATTCAACACAAGCCCGCAGATGGTGGATTACTTCTTTAACGCCACCCTGGGGGGCTGGTGGAAATACCAGAAGGCCCTGTTCCCGGTGGGCAGCGAGAACGTGGATCTGACGCTGGGCGTGCAGAACAGCTACATCAAGGACAACCAATACTCCACCGACCTGGTGAACTGGCTGTATGGCAAGGCGGAGGCAAGCCAGAAGGCGAAGAACAGCGACAGCGGCAACATGGAGAAGGCCATCACCTACAAGATGGACGACAGCATGAAAACTTTCTACTCCCGGTACTACGCCCTGGCGAAGAACAACCCGGAGACCACCTATACCCGGGGCACCCGGCAGACGGTGCTGAGCATGATCGCCGAGTATCAGAAGGCAGCGGACGAGGGCACCACCACCCGGAGCCAGGACGCCGTTTACAAGGTGTGCGAGCAGGCGGGCACCACGGAATACCTGCCCGCCGTGATGCAGAGCACCATCAAGGACGGGGAGGGCAGCTCCCGCACGCTGTCTGACGTGCAGTATGTGGAGTATCAGACGGACTACCTGCGACTTTACTGGGAGCATGTGGAGGCCGACCTGGACACCACGGCCAGCCAGGCGGAGCAGGTGGCCGTCCTGAAGGCGGCCCGGGACGTGGCCAAAGAGGAGGCCACCAACCGGACGCTGGCCCGGATCGGAGCGCCCAGGACGGACTACTTCGACAAGTACGGCGACGTGAGCACGGATAAGGTGATCGAGTTCAAGGCCCAGGCGGATCTGGCCAACGACGACGGCAGCCTGAAGCAGGACGAGATCATCAACATCATTGAGATCATGATCGAAGACGGGCTTTCCTATGAGGACGCCTACGCCCTGTTCCATTCCAAATACGACAGCGACAAGAAAAACCCCTGGCGGCGATACAAGCCGTAAGAGGAAGCCCCGGCGGGTCAATCCCGCCGGGGCTTTTGTCATTCGCTACCATTATTTTTCTGGAGTGCCAGGTATGCCCAAATAGCAAGCAGAAAGGCAATGCAACCCGCACCACCGGAAAGCCATGACGGTGCATGTAAAGCGGAGAGCAGCCACGCAATTCCAAACGGCCACGCCGAGCACATAGTAAGTCCTGCTAAAATCACAATCATTTCCCGACGCTCTTTCATTTCCCCGTCCCCCTCTCTGCCTCCGGGATATACACCCAATGTCCATTGCTGTCCACATAGTAGTCTATACCCTCTTTTGCCCCCTCCCAGGCTTTTTCTCGGGTCTCCAGGAAGTCATCGGCATTTTTTATCAATTCCTGCTGCTCTGCTTCCTGCCGCAGACGCTGCGCTTCACGGTGCTGACGGATCAGGAGAGCGCCGCAGACCAGAACGGCACAGCAGAGCAGACCGGCGACAAAGGCCAGGACGGGAGGGCACTTCTTTTTCAGGCGAAGAGCGCCGACCACCTCGCCGGTGGAGCTATCCACCACAAGATGCCGCTTCGGAATGGCGGCTTTCTTTTTCCTCATAAACGACCCCTCCTGTTGAAAATATTCCCCGCTGCGGGGGTGAAATGGGAAAGCGTGGTTTGTTATGCTGGTAGAAACAATGGAATAAGGCGGGTGATACCAATGGAGTGGAACATCATTGTGGGGCTGGTATGCACGGTGCTGGGCGCGGTCATCAGTTATGCCACTTTCTCCCGCAACAAGGGGAAAGACGACAGGAGCAGCGGCCAACAGCTCGGCACCGTTTTGACAGAGCTGGGGTACATCAAGTCCAATACGGACGAGATCAAGACGGAACAACGGGAGCAGCGCAAGACCAACACAGCGGTGGAGGGCCGTCTGGCTGCCGTGGAGGCCAGCGCCAAGTCCGCACACCACCGCATTGACCATCTGGAGGCGGTACGAGATGAAGAACATTAAGACGACCACGCGGCGGCTGTTCGTAACAACGCAGATCGCCGCGCTGGGGTGGGTCACGATGTCCTACCTCATCGCCCTGTATGCCACGGTGCGCCTGGGCCAGGTGTTCCCGGTAACGGAGCTGAGCCAGCAGGCCATCACCACCATTCTGGGTGTAAATGTCCTGAAGGTGGTGGAGAACATCTTTGAGCACAACGACGGTGTGGTGTTCGGCAAGAGCAACGCACCGGAGAAGAAAATTGAACGAGATTGCTAAAGGAGGAAACCGCAATGAGAACCTATATCGGCACAAAAATCATTGAAGCAACGCCCGCTATCCGCAAGGGCAGCAAGGTCTACGAGGAGGGCCAGCCCATCTCCAAGAGCATGGATCCCGAAGAGGCTGGTTACAAAGTCCGCTACCCGGACGGCTACGAGAGCTTTAGCCCTAAGGCCGTGTTCGAGGAAGCGTACCGTCCCATCGACGGCATGAACTTTGGTCTGGCTATCGAGGCCATGAAGAAGGGGCAGAAGTGCAGACGGGCGGGCTGGAATGGGAAGAACCAGCACATTGAGCTGGCCTCTGCTATCAGTTACACGTCCCCGGCTGGCGCAATCGTCAATGCCGAGCACGCGGCCATTGGGAACAAGGCCATTGCATTCTGCGGCACTTCCGGCGTGCAAATTGGATGGCTTGCAAGCCAAGCGGATATGCTGGCCGACGACTGGGAAATTGTGGAGTAAAGGAAGGAGTATTCTTATGGACATTACCCCTATCATCAACGCAGGCATTATGCTGATCGCCGCTCTGATCTCGGCCTTCGTGATCCCTTGGATCAAGAAGAAGGCCAGCGCCTGCGACCTGGAGGAGCTGCAGGCCTGGACGAAGATCGCCGTGACGGCAGCGGAGCAGCTGTACACCACCCTGGAGGGAGATAAGAAGAAGCAGTATGTGCTGAAATATCTGTCCGAAAAGGGCTATGATGTTCACGACGATGATATTGAGAATACCATTGAGGCCGCCGTTTTGGAGCTGCACAGCCAGCTGTACGGAGCCAGCAAAGAAGGCGGCGCGGCATGACAGAGCAGCAGCTGCGACAAAAGATCGTGAGCACGGCCAGAGGCTGGCTGGGCCGCAGGGAAAGCGACGGCAGCCACCGGGCCATCATTGATCTTTACAACGCCCACAAACCACTTGCAAGGGGCTATCAGGTGCAGTACACGGACGCATGGTGCGCCACCTTCGGCAGTGCTGTGGCCATACAGTGCGGGCTGACGAACATTATCCCAACGGAGTGCGGGTGTGAACGGCAGATCGCACTGTTCCGGCAGCTTGGCCGTTGGGTGGAGGACGACAGCTACACCCCGGCACCCGGCGACTACATCTTTTACGACTGGCAGGACAGCGGCACAGGCGACTGCACCGGCAGCGCCGACCATGTGGGCATTGTGGAAACCGTCAGCGGTGGGAAAATCACCGTGATCGAAGGCAACTACAGCAACAGTGTGAAGCGGCGCACCCTGAAGATCAACGGCAGGTATATCCGGGGCTACGGTGTGCCGGACTATGCCAGCCAGGCGGATAAGGAGGAAGAAACAATGGATCAGGCCACTTTTGACAAGCTGATGGACAACTGGCTGCAGCGGCAGGGAGCCGCCGCTCCCTCCGAGTGGAGCCAGGAGGCCCGGACGTGGGCGGAGGAAAACGGGATCATCAACGGCAACGACAAGGGCCAGAAGATGTACCGCTCTTTCTGCACCCGTGAGCAGCTGGCGGTGATCCTCTTCCGGATCGTGAAGCAGCTGAGCCGGAAGTAACTTTTCGCCTTTGGGAACTCTCGCTTTTTCTCGGCTTTAATCATCTTTTTTATAAAGAATAGCACGCCTTCATGGTATCGTCAATATGCAAAAGATGATTAGAAGGAGGCTGGGCTATGCGGGTCTATCCCATGAATGAAAAGGAGTTCAACCTGTCCGGACGACGGATCCGGGAGGCACGGCTGCGGCTGGGCCTGAGCCAGGAGGAACTGGCGGTGAAGCTTCAGCTGCTTGGGCTCCAAGTGGGCCAGATGGCCGTTAGCCGCATGGAGACCGGAAAGCGGATCATACCGGACTTTGAACTGCCGGTACTGGCCCAGGCGCTGGGTGTCACAACGGACTGGCTTTTAGGGCAAGAATAATCCCCCCTACACAGGATGTAGGGGGGATTTTTGCTGCTGGGCCACAACACCTGCCGTCTTGCAGACAGACAGAATTCCGGCTATGATTTAATCATCAAACGCATAACAGGAGGGATCTTCATGCGCCTGAGCTGGAATGATATGCTGACCATAGAAAAACTGCTGAAAAAGGGGTGCAAGGCTCCGGCTATCGCCCGGAGGATCGGGTGCAGTGACCAGGCCATCTACGACGAGATCAAGCGGGGCCGGGTGGAGATCCTGGACAGCGAACTGAAGCCCAAGGTGGTTTACTCCCCGGAAATGAGCGCAGCCATGCGGGAGAAAGGGAAAAAGAACCGGGAGAAGCCCCTGAAGATCGGCAACGATCATGCCCTGGCCGCCTTCCTGGTGGATATGATCGGTGAACAGGGGTACTCCCCATCCGCCGCCTGCGCCATGCTGGGGAAAAAGCCGGAGACCACCTTCAGCTGCACCCTGACCCGTCAGACCGTGTATCGCTACATCGACCTGGGCTACCTCTGGCCCCTGACCAACAAGAAGCTGCGGTACAAGGGAAACAGAAAGCGCCGGTACTGCAAGGTGCGCAGCCAGAAGCGGGCCAGTGCCGGAACCAGCATTGAGCACCGCCCGGAGCACATCAACAGCCGGGAAGAACCGGGCCACTGGGAGATGGACAGCGTAGAGGGCAAGAAGAAAACCAAGCGTACCATGAACGTTATGACAGAGCGTGCCACCCGGCACGAGCTGGCCAAGCTGATGCAGGATCAGACCGCCGCCAGCGTGGTAGGGCAGCTGGATCACCTGGAGGTGGAGCTGGGCACGGAGAAGTTCCGGGAGATCTTCAAGAGCATCACCGTGGACAACGGCCACGAGTTTGCCGACTGTGAGGGCATGGAGCGCAGTTTCCTCCACCCGGAAGAGAAGCGGACGAAGATCTATTATTGCCACCCCAGCTGCCCGGGTGAACGGGGCAGCAATGAAAAGCAGAACCAGATGATAAGATGGTTCTTCCCGAAGGGCACAGACTTCACCAGCGTGTCGGATCAGGTTGTGCAGAAGGTCATTGACTGGATCAACAACTACCCCCGTCTGCTGCTGGGCTGGCACAGCTCCAACGAACTATTCCAAACCTTCCTGGAAAGCTGCGGTTAGTGCTTCACGGGAAACGGAGAAAACTTTTCGGGTTTTTCCAAGTTTAGTACTTGACATTTGCAAATTTTTTCGAAAAAATCCGAATTGATGTAACTTTCCCCGGGAAAACGGTTAAAA